GGTATTGGTTGCCGACATCAAGCCCGCGCCCGAAGTGCGCGGCGGCGTTATCCGCAAGCTGTCCGCTGCGGCCACGCTCAAGCGCGGCACCATTCTTGCCAAGTCCTCCGGTACCGCCGGCGACGGCAAGCTGGTCATTCTCGGCAGCACGGCCAAGGAAAACGAGACCCTGACCCCTGACTGCATCCTGTGCGACGACATCGACGTCGGTACCGCTGCCGACGAGAAGGTAGCTGTCTACACCGCCGGCTGCTTCGACATCGGCAAGGTGACGGTCTCGGCCAGCTACACCATCACCGAGGGTGATAAGGACAACCTGCGTATGCGCGGCATCGTCTTCAAGGCTGCCGCCGCTGCCAACTAAGGAGGGAATCAACAATGGCTGAACTGAATTTATTCGATACCTATGTGCTGATGGCGATCACCGAGGAGATCGTTCCTCAGCAGACCTTTTTCCGCGACCGCTACTTCCCCACCGGGGAGCGCGACATCTTCGCCTGCGACAAGGTGCTGACCGAGTACCGCAAGGGCGACCGCAAGATGGCGGCGTTCGTCTCTGCCCGCGCCGGTGACATCCCCATGGACCGCATCGGCTATGCCATCCATGAGTATCAGCCCGCTTTCATCGCGCCGTCCCGTCTGCTGACGCTGGATGACCTGACCAAGCGCGGCTTCGGCGAGGCGATCTACGCCAACAGCACCCCCGCCCAGCGCGCGGCCCGTCTGCAGCTGGACGATCTGACCGACATGGACCGCCGCATCGTACGCCGCGAGGAGTGGATGTGCGCCCAGACCATGATCAACAACGCCTGCACCATGCAGACCTACATCGACGACAAGACCGAGGGTGAGAAGCTGTATGTCAAGTTCTTCGATGACGCCAGCGACCACACCTATACCGTGGCCACCAAGTGGAACGCCACGGGCGGCGACTTCTTCGGCGATGTGAAGGCCATGTGCCGCAAGCTCTCCAAGCGCGGCCTGCGCGCGGCCGACCTGGTGCTCGGCTCTGACGTAGCCGACGCGATCCTCGACATGGAGAAGGTGCAGAAGCTGCTCGACCGCAACAGCGGCATCATCATCGGTACCATCGACCAGGAGCTCAGCCGCTACGATGGCGTGGTCTATATGGGTACGCTTAATTTCGGCGGCTTCAAGCTGAACCTGATCTCCGTAGACGAAACCTACATCGACAACAACGGTACCGAGCAGAAGTATTTCCCCGCCACCTCCGCCATGGTCACCGCCCCTGGCTGCGGCCATCTGATGTACGGCCAGATCACCCAGATCGACTACGGCTCCACCGCCTTTGCCAGTCATGCCGCGGCCCGCGTTCCGAAGTTCTCTCTGAACCAGGAGGCGGACATCCGCAAGCTGCGTCTGGGCGCGCGTCCGCTGGCTGCTCCTCATAACTACTGCCCGTACATCTACGCGGCCGAAGTTGTGTCCTGACCCGGCGCGGAAAGGAGACTGCTATGACGAAAATTGAGATCATCTGCGGCACATACGGCTACAGGCCGGATGGCTCGAAGCACCCCATTCCCATCGACCGCGGCGGTATCTGCGAGGTCTCCGAAAAGGAGGCTCAGCGCCTTTTTGCCCTGTGTGTCGCCCGCCCCGCCGAGGAAACGCCCTCTCCCGCTGTTGCAACGCCCCCTACGGGCGAGGACGGCAGCGGGGCTGGCGCTGACCCATCTAACAGCGGCGAGGGCGCAGAGGGCGCGGAAAGCGCCCATCTTGACCCCGAGCAGCTCAAAACGCTGACCAACGCCAAACTCACGGAGCTGGCCAAGGAGATGGGCATCGACACCGCTAAGCTCAAAACCAAGGCGCAGCTGATCGCCGCCATTACGGATGTTCCGCTGGAGGACGCGATCGCCGAGGACGACGACGGCGTGGACGACGGCGAAGCGCCCCCTGTGCTGACGCCGGAGGCACCTGTGGTATGAGCGGCTTCAAGGATATGGTCGCCCGCGACAACTTCGGCGTGTTCCTCAACTGCGACGAGTTCGCGGAAAAGCGCACCGTCAAGTATGACCTCTCCGGTCTGAAGGAGAAGGACCGCCGCCAGCTGATGAGCGACCATGCCCAGGGGCTTTACATCGTTTCCTCCGTTCTCCACTGCGCCCTGTCAGATCTCGGCGGGGTGCAGCCGGAGCGGGGGCAGCGTATCAGGATCAACGACAAGGAGGGCGGCGGAGGCTTCTTCCGGGAGTTCTATGTCGCGTCCTCGGTCTGTGAGATGGGTATGCTGCGCGTGGAATTGGAGGCGGTGGACGAATGAGCTTTATCCGCGTCAACGAGGTCGGCGACGACAGCCTGGAGCGCGTGAACAAGCTGCTGCACAATATCCCCGGCGGCGTTTACAAAGCGGTGTTCTCCGCGTTGAGGCGCGCCGGAGATACAGCCAAGACCCGCGCCGGACAGTTCGCCGCCGCCGAGTACACCATCAACAAGGGTGAATTCATGCGGAGAGTTCACTCCAAGACCCACATCACAGGCGGTGCGGGAGGCGTGATGGGTATGAGCATCAGTTTCTCCGGCACCGTGCTCCCGCTGCTGACCTTCAACACCACATACAGCCGGGACGGCACCGTGCAGACACAGGTAAAGCGCAACGGCGGAGCTGCGACGCTTCAACACGCATTCGTGGCCCGCATTTTCGGCCCGACTGCCGTTTTCGAGCGCGTCGGCTCTCCGCGCTTTCCTGTGGAGCAGAAGTTTGGTCCGTCTACCGGACACATGATGCGGAACGAAGAAGTCATCGAGAAGATGGACGAAACGATCCGCGACACCTACGAAAAGCGCGTTGAGCATGAAATCCTGCGCGTGCTGAACGGATGGGGAGGCTGATTTATGACAAGAACCATTCTGCTGAAACGCCTGCGGGCCTTTACCGAGGAGGTCACCGCCGACCTGATCATGCCGACCCGTTTGCAGAAGGGCGACGCGGAACAGATCTTCCGCCCTGCAAAGGTCTACCTGATGCGCCTGCCGGACGGCACTTCTGCCACCAAGAAGGCTCCCTATGTGCTGCACCAGGTCATTACCGGCATGGATCAACAGCCGCAAGGACAGCGTGTGACCTCCAGCGCCAAGGTCCGGTCTATCTGCTGTGTCTATAACGATGACGAGCAGGAGGGCGGGCTGATGCTGCTGAATCTCATGGAACGGCTGCGCATTGCGATGCTCAGGCAGGTCGTGATCGGTGGGCAGTTTACCCTTGACCTGGAGGCGGGGCTTGAAACGCTGGTCTATCCCGATGACACCGCCCCCTATTTCGTGGGGGAAATGATCTCCGCATGGAAGCTTCCCCCTGTGGAAAGAGAGGTTAACCTATGAGCGAAAAAATCATCGACACGGCGGCTCAGACCGCCGCACCAAAGACGGCAAAGAAAAAGCCTGCCGCGCCGAAGAAGGTCGCCGACACCGGCGGCTTCTGCGTCTATCTCGGTCCGACCATGATGGGCGTGATCCAGCGCGGTACCATCTATCGCGGCGGCCGGAAGGAAGTCCTTGACTCCCTTGCCCCGGTGATCGAGCAGCACCCGCTGATCGCGTCGCTGGTGGTGAGCGACGAAACACTCCCCGCCGACCGCATCAAAGTCAAAACGCCTGGGAACCTGCTGTATGTGAATTATCACAAGCTGGCCAAGGGCATGAAGTAAGGAGGAAATTTCAATGAACCACGGCGTATATGTCTCTCAGCAGGCTACCAGCGTCAGCACCCCTGTTGTGGCGGAGTCCGGCGTCCCCTTCGTGGTCGGTCTGGCTCCTGTTCAGGCGGCGGATAAGCCTGCTGCCCCCGGCACCCCCGTTCTCTGCACCAGCTGGTCTGAGGCGGTGGAGAAGCTGGGCTACTCCGACGACTGGGCAACCTACACGCTCTGCGAATTCATGTATTCGCACTTCAAGCTGTTCGCCTGCCAGCCTGTCATTTTCTGCAATGTTCTGGATATCGCCACCGCAAAGGAGGCGTCTGCCGCGGCTGATGTTGCGGTGACGGAGCACAAGGTAAAGCTTCCCATTGCGGCCATCAACGATTCCGCTCTGGTCATCAAGCCTGCCGGCGGTACCGGCTCTGCCTATGTGTCCGGCACCGACTATAACGCCTATTACAGCGGCGAGCATCTGGTGGTGGAGCTGCTGTCTACCGGCAGCGCCTATGATGCCGAGCAGGTAAACATCGCCTACAACAAGGTCAAGGCATCCACCGTCACCGCATCTGACATCGCCTCCGCGATGGAGAATGTGGAGCTGTGCCTGACCCTGCTGGGCATCGTCCCCGATCTGCTGTGCGCCCCCGGTTATTCTCAGCAGTCTACCGTGGCCGCTGCGATGACCGCCAAGGCAGGCAACATCAACGGCCTGTTCCGCGCCAAGGCGCTGATCGACATTGACTGCGGCGCTTCCGGCGCGCGCACCTATTCCGACGTTCTCACCAAGAAGAACGCTGCCAACATCGCCGACGAGGACGAGATCGCCTTCTGGCCGATGGCGAAGCTGGGCGATTATAAGTTCCACCTGTCTACCCAGATGGCGGGGCTGATGGCGCAGATCGACACCGGCAACGGCGGCTGCCCCTATGAGTCTCCCTCCAATAAGGGGCTGCAGTGCGACGGCCTCTGCCTGGAGGACGGCACCGAGGTCAACCTGACGCT